AGAGCAGCGTCGTGATCTCCTCGGGCAGCATCGCGACGACACGGCCATCCTTGCGGTGGAAGCAGGGCACCGCCTTCTCGGACTTGCCCGAGGCGAAGGGGAAGCCCGTCACATAGCCGGCGGTCGTGTTGTTGACCGGGTCGAGACCGCCGTCCTTGACCGAGACCTTCAGGCCCTGGTCCTTCATCGCCGAGTTCTTGTTCTTCGGGTCGAGCAGCACCATCGGATCGGTGACGTTCGGATAGTTGGCCCGCACGGAAGCCTTCAGCGCTTCCATGATGACGCCGATGTTCTTGTGCACGAACAGGGCCGAGGCCTGATACTTCGGCTTGTCGCCGGGCTTCGGGTTCTTGGCGAGTTGGGGCTTCGCCAGGCTCGGCCACGAGAGCCGGGTCGCGCCGGTGAAGATAAGGCCGCCCTCGCCGATACGCGGCGGGTTGCCCTGGAGCAGACGCGCCAGGAGTTCGGGCGCGAGGTTCGACTGGAACTTCGGGTCGATGGTCGTCATCAGGTATCTCCGTTGATCAGATCGTCACAGCAGAGGCGAAGCCGGCCTCGGCAACGGCAAGGGGATTGACCGCGTCCCCCTTCGCGCTCTCGGGCACAAGCTTCATGCCCGAACTCTGTTTGACGACGTGCTCGGCCATGGCCTTCACGCCGTCCTTGCCCACGTTCATCTTGACCAGCTTCTCGGCTTGCGCAACCGAGAGCGTCTTGCGCGGGGCATATTCGTCCTCGTCGAGCATCGTGTGCTCGGCGAACCAGCGGCGCGCGGCCTCCTCGTCCTGCCACTTCCGGCGCGCGACCTTGTCAACGAACTTGAAGCCCGGCGAGAAGCCCGTGCCAGTGGCATAGGCCTCGGCCGCCGTCTCGACGCCGTCGATCCACGCTTGCAGGATCGGCAGCATCTTCAGCGTCTCGAACAGCGCGGTCGGATTGTGGCGCATCCTGTCCGGCGACGGCAGGGTCACGATCACGTCGTCCCCCGGCTCGGGGTGAACCCATGACACAGCTTGCTCAGGCACGGCGAGGGCTCCCTTGTTGAGCATGGGGCAGGCAGCGGCCATGGCGACAGGGCACCACTCGTCGCACTGCGGGCCGACCACGAGCGGCGGGTTCTCCCCGACAGCCAGGGCAACGGCCGCGTCCACGTCGTCGCTGAAGGCGATCAGGTCGCCGGGGCTGTAGATGGCGGTGCGGATCGGCTCACCGGCCTGACAGCGTGGCTGGATGATCGTCGCATCGACGCGCTCGACCACGAAGTCCGGCAGGCCGAACAGGACGCAGGAGGCGTAGAGCTTCATCTGCGGCGTGGTCTCGGGCACATACTTGCCGCGCCCGTGCTTGTAGTCGATCACGATCAGGAGCTTCAGCGACGGGACGTAGATCACGATGTCGGCCGTGCCGCCGATCTCGGTCGGTTCGTAGCCGGTGATCAGCCCGTCTTCGTCGTAGACCGGCGTGGGTGTCGGCATGGGCAGGGTGAACTGCCGCTCGACCCACATCACCGCGTCGGGGTGACGCTCCAGGATACCGTTGACGTGGTCGAGCGCCTTCTGCACGGCCTCGACATCGTCCAGTTCAAACTCGGGCCAGCCCGCTTGCAGCGAGACGCCGTCGAACTCCAGCACGCTATCGCGGCGCTCGCGGACGGCCAGTTCCAGAAGGGCGTGCGCCCGCGTCCCGGCGGCCATGTGCTCGTTCTCGACCTGGGGCGGCAGGGTGGCGCACAGACGGGCGCTGCCGGGGCAGGCGAGCCATCTGTGCGCCGAGGAGCCGCCGAACGTCAGGTGTGTCTTGGCGTCCGGCGTTCCCATCACGCGGCCCCGTAGAGGTCGTCGATGGCGTCCATCAACTGGGGCGCCTTCAAGGTCTCGGGTTCCTCGGTGCCGTATTGCTCGACCAGGATACGCTTGGCCTTATCGGCACCGACGACGAGCGCCACTTCCTTGAACGCCTCGACCAGGCTGGCCTTCGGGCTTTTCGGAAGCTTGGAGGCGATCTCCTTCAGGCGCTTCGCCACCTCGGGCGACTTGGGGTCGGCCGGCAGCTTCGCAGCCGCGTCCTTCAGCGTCGAGGCAGCGGCGTCCTTGGCGACATCGTTGGTCGGCTCGGCGGGCTGGTTCTCGGGCTTCGGGCCGGGCTCCGTCTTGGGCTCGGGGTTCTGCGAGCCGGGAGCCGGGGCGTCGTCCCAGTTCGCGGCTGCGTCATTCGGCGCGGTGGTCGCGCCCTTCTTGGCTGGCTTGGTCATCGGATCGCTCCAGTTTCACGGGGGCAGGATCGCCCCCGTGTCAGCACCATAACGCATCAGAGGGTGATTTCGCCCCGTCCGATTTTCTGGAGCGCGTCGAGCAGACGGGCGCGGTCGCCCTCGGCCGTCGTCTTCAGCGTGCCGGGCGAGCCGTCAGCCTTCTTGAAGTTGGCGGCGATGTAGGTCTTGACCTTGTCCGGCCCGCCAGCGCCGAGCTTGCCGGTCGCCACGTTCGCGGCGGCGACGAGGTCTTGATCGGACGGCACGGCACCCTCAGAAGGGGATGCAGTGGTGGTCGCAGTCTGGCCACTGGCGGAGGTCTGCGTGCCAGCGTCCGTATGCGAAGCCCCGGCCGACGAAGCTGCGGTGCCCGAGGCAGCAGCGGTCTCGGTCTTCTTCGGCGTGGCCGGCTTTCCCGTGGTGACGGCGACTTCCTTGCCCGCGAGTGCGGCGGCGATGCGCTCCAGGTCGGCCGGATCGTTCGTCTCGATGTTCAGTGTGATCTTCATGTCGTCCTCGGTTTTCAGGTTAGGTGGTTCGCGCATAGAAAGTTATGCAATCCGGCGTCGCGCGTCAAGCCGGAAATTCACAGGTCGCGACGGCGGATCACGAGCGGCCCGTTCAGGTAGCTCACGACGCGGACGGCCAGTCCTCGGAACTCGCGGTGGCCGTCGTCGCGGCAGAACCGAAGGTCCGACTTCAGATCGACGGCGTTGCGGGCGAACCGGGCGAAGCTCTCCCCGCCCCACAGGACCACGAGATCGCGCTGCGGGTTGAGCCTGTTGTCGTCGTTCATGAACCCGATGATGGCTCGGCCGATGATGTCCTGGGGCTCGCCTTCGAGCGTGATGACCTTGGTCTCGATGGTCTCGGTCATCGGGGTGTAGCTCCCAAGGAGCCCGGCCCAGTTGGCGATCCGCCAGGCCAGGCGCTGGAGCAGGGTCACGGGCGGCAGGGCTTGCGTGATCGGCGGCAGCGCCTTGGGGAGGATGCGATCCCGCAAGACTAGCTGCGCGGTGTTGAAGGGCTGGATGGGGCTCATGTCAGGTGTCTCCTTCGCTGGCCAGAAAGTCGCGCACTTCATCGAAGCGCGAGGCGATGTCGTCGAGAACCGAGCGGTTGTCGTTTTCTTGAACCAGCGCGGCGTCCCACCCCTCGCGGTCGAGTTCGCCCTCTATCTCGGTGCGGATCAGATCGGAGATTACCGTGGGCTCTAGTGCGTCAAGCTCCCACGAGCTGTCACCGAACTGCTCGGCGTAGTCGTTGCCTCGGCTGTCACTCAGACTGCCATCGGCCTTCTCTTTGAGCGGATTTGGCGGCGGGTCGTATTGTTCGACCTGGTCGAAATTGAGCGCGAGCCGGCGCACCTCTACGTCCCAGCCGTCAGCAAACATACTGAGCCGCGCTTCGATGTCACGGGTCATGTCAATGCCGCTCGGGTCATGGTCGCCAAGGTGCAGAACCAGGGCGCGCTTGCCGCGCACGCGCTGGCGCTTCAGGCGCTCGCCGGCTGTGAATAGCTCGGACTGCGAGGCGTAGCCCCGGCAAGAGAAGTAGGGCACGCGGAACTCGGTGCACACAGGTTCGATCACCCCGGTGAGTGCGTCCTTCTCGATCCACGCCTCGACGTAGAAGTCCTGCGAGGCCCACAGGTTCTCGGCGTAGCCCTGCGCGGCCGACTGGATGATGCTCTCGGGCGAAGACCAAAAGGCGTGCGTTTCCAAGTTTCGCGTGCGGTCTTCCAGCGCGTCCCAGTCGATCAGCCCGGCTAGCCGGCCGTTGCTGATGATCTTGCCAAGTCTCTTATACTCACTCTGCTTGTTGGCGATCAGGTTGCGGGACACGAACTGGTAGTATAGCTGGCGCAAGGTAAGTGTGAACCCCTGCCTCTGGTATTCAACTATGATCCTGTTCGCTTCTTGTATTACAGCGAGAGACGCCGGCGCGAAGGCCTTTGTAATGAACTGCTTTTTCATGCTGCGTTCTCCTTGTGCGCCATGGCTTCTTGCAGGTTGTTCTTGTCGGTGATCGAGATGATCGTGTTCGCCTTGCGCGTCACGATCCCGGCCACCGCATCGTCAAAGCTGTTCTGGAGCATGACGAAGCGCGCGAATGTCGGTCTAGTCTGACCCTTGCGGCGGATGCGCCGAACGGCCTGGACGTTGTCGGCCGGGGTCCAGGAGCTTTCCAGCATATCAACCCGGCAGGCCGCCGTGAGGGTCAGGCCGGTGCCGGCGGCGGTGATGTTGCCGCAGATCACGCGGACCCCCTTCGGGTCGTCCTGGAACGAGCGCACGATGTCCTCGCGCTGGCGCTCCGAGGTTCCGCCGACGATCATGGACGCCTGGATGCCGTGGGCGTTCAGGTGCTCGGTCACGATCTGCAAGCCCCGGCGGTGGTGGCCCATGACCACGAGCTTGTCGATGGTCCCCGACTTCAACTCCTCGGTGATCAGCCGCGCATAGCCGGGGGCCTTGGCCTCGGCGATCATGGCGCGCAGGGTCGCGATGTGCGTGCTGTCGTCGAACGATAGCTGCCCGCCACCGGCTTCGATGCTCTGGAGGATGCGGTCGGACAGGCCGGGGTAGTCCTTCAGGTATTCGACCACGGCGCGGCTGTCGCCATCGACCGGCAGAACGTCCAGCCGGATCGGCGGCAACGAGCTTCCCACGTCCTCGAAGGTCCGCATCAGCGACATGTCGCGCATCATCGCCTGAAGCTCGGGCAGGGCTTCCTTGCGTGGCGTGTTGGACACCGAGAACGTGCCGATGCGCTGCTTGAAATAGCGCTTCTGGAACGCGGTGAACTCCAGCTTGGTCTGCATCGACAGACGCATCGGAACCCACAGATCGGCCGGGTCGTTCTTGATCGGCGTGCCGGTCAGGCACCAGACATAGCTCGCCATGCCGGCGATGGCCCCGATCCCGTCGCCGTGGTCGCCGACGATGGCCTTGGTCCGCTTGGCGTCGGGGTTCTTCAGGTAGTGGCTCTCGTCGATGATCAGGCAGTCGAAGAAGTCGTTCGCGATGTCGCGCCACCATCCGGTCGCCTGCTCGAAGCTCATGACCAGCACGTCCACGCGGCCCTTCTGCCACGCGACCAGGTCGAACACGCTGTCGGCCTTGACCACGCGCGGGTTGCTGCGGCCCCACAGCTTGAACTGGAAGGGCCAGACCTGGCGGACGCCGGCAGGGCAGATCACGATGGTGCGCTCGGCCTTGACCAGTTCGCAGGCGCGGATCGCCTGCGCCGTCTTGCCCAGACCCGGCTCGTCGAAGATCGACGCGCGGTAGCTGGCGGCCAGGAACGCAGCGCCTTCGATCTGGTAGCCTTCAAGCTTTTCCACGGGTCGCCTTCTCGGCCGCAGCCGCTCTTAGGATTTGGAAGTGGTTGTGCGCGTGCTGGATGCCCGTGACCCGGTCCTTCGGACTGAACCTGACCGCGTTCTCCAGGTGCCGGCAGCACGTCTTGTAGGCGTGCACGCTGGTCAGGCCCTGCGCCTTCGCGAGCCCCTGGATGCGGGCCAGCAGGCCCTTGACTTCCTGCTTCGTGATCATTTGCCACCTTTGCGCAGCGGGACGCCGCAAGCCTTCACGGCGGTCCAGACGGTGCGGCGCTTCACGTCGAACCGTTCGCATATTTCACCGATGGGCACACCGGCACGATAGGCCTCGGCGACCTCGACGTGCTTCTTGCGGTTCAACTGACGCGGGCCGACCCCGCACTGGCGAACGAGCTTCGAGACGTAGGGGCCGGACATGCCGTATTTGGCGGCCACGTCCTTCGCCTTCATGCCACTCGCAAGGTCGGCCTCGACGGCGAGCGCCCGCTGCTTGCGGCGCGCCATCTCGTCCTGAAGGTTCAAGCCTGTGGGCGGCTCGGCCGGATCACGGCGCTCGTCGCCGCCGTCAGGATTGCTGGTCCAGTGGGGCAGGCGGGTCATGGTTCGATCCTCATGCAGACGTAGGCGGGCCAGTTCGCCAGGCTCACGACCGTAACGATGCACCTCTGTTCCGCGAGGCCCGGCAGGAACTCGACATGGAGCCCCTTCATGTGCTCGTCGTCGATCACGATCCCGAGCGCGTTGGGGCTCGTCTTGGTCGGCTCCTTCAGGATGTCCGACACCAGCTTGATCCGGTTGTCGATGTCGCCCCGCATCTTCGGGTTCAGGTCCAGCCACAGTCCATAACTGCCGGCCTCCAGGACCGGCAGGTATTGACCGCGCCCGTTCTCCTCCAGCACCTCGCGCTCCCAGAAGCGATAGCTCGCCGTCTTCTGCGTGAGATGGCTACCCCGCCGAGCCGCGAACGCTTTGTTCACGGACGGCGGGGTCGGCAGGTTCACCGAAACGATGCTCGACCGCTCGCGCATCAGTCCTGCCCTTCGAGCCGCTTGGGCACGTCGAGCAGGTCGCGCAGGGACTGGAGCGCGTCTTCGCGCCCCTGCTGGTAGGCCGTCTCGACCGCGTCCACGATGAACTGCGCCTCGCGCTCGTCAGTGACACGCATGACGCCGCTCGGGCTGATCCGGCCGACGACCCACCACTGGCCGGCGCGGTCCCGCTCCTTGCTGACCCGAGCGGCCATCACACGCCCTCGGGCTTCAGGACGGCGTCGGTGCCGAGCGCCTGTTCGATGGCGTCGAGCGCTTCACGACGGGCCGCGATCTCGGCGCGCAGGCGCTTGACCTGGTCCGGCTTCACGCCGGGCCACGGGCGCTTGCCGTGCCGGATCTGCGAGTAGTAGGGCTTCGACAGCGCGAGGATCGCGGCCATGTCCGTGTCGGCGATGCCGGCGGCGGTCGCGAGCCCCGGCAGGTTCGGCGCGGTCGCCACCGGCTCGTCATCCCAGGTTGACGTGACCGCGTATTCAGCCGCGCTCTCGTCCCACTCGTCGCCGCCGGCCTCGCGAACTTCCTCGACCGCGTCAGCAATGGCTTCAGAGCGCTCGGCCGCCTCGTCCTCGGCGATCTCGGCCTTGGTCCGGCGCGTGCGGCCTGACAGCGGGTCGGGCTTGCCGCGCGGGCGAGCCACAGGAGCCGCGACAGCGCCGCCGGGGTTGACCACGGCGTCAAGCTCGTCGTCCCAGTCGTCGCCGCCGTTGTTCAGCATCAGCGCGGCGGGGGCTTCGGGCTTGGCGTGCTCGGGACCGCGCAGCGCGGCGACCGTCCGCATCACCTCGCCGTCGAGGCGCGGGTCGGTGCCGACATAGTGCATCAGGTCGATCACCGGCAGCGGCTGGATGTGGTAGCCCTGAACCGCGACCCCGAAGGCCTCGCGCAAGGCTTCGCACCGGGCTTGCCAGTCGGCCGCCGCGAGCACGCCGGACAGGTCGATCTCGGGACCGTCTTCGACATGCTGCGCGAGCACAGCGTCCAGATCGGCCAGCGGGCCGTCTTCGGCAATGGCGACATCCATCTCGGTCGCGACGGTCTCGGCGATCCTGCCGAGCGCGCGGGACAGGGCCGAGCGGGCATTCTCCAGCGCGGTCGCGTTGCAGGCCCTGCGCACGGCTTCGGCCGTGATCTCGTCACCAGAGGGCCAGAGGGTCGGATCGTCCTTCATGGAAAGCCCGAACTCGGAAGCCGCCTTGCTGGCGGTGTCGTGGATGTTCAGCATCGGTATTCTCCCGTTGATTTCGCATAGAACGTTATGCGTTTTATCGGGCCGGGTCAAGCGCTGGCGCTCACTACTGCCGCCCGAAAGCGGCAGGGTGTCAGCGTCACGCCTTGTCGCTGGACAGGACAGCGGCGGTGAACCGCTTTGCGTTCTCCAGACTGTCGATCATGGCCCCGATCTGCATCAGGGTAGGGCGCGAGCGCGCGCCATTGTGGCGGTGGAGTGATCGCAGGACGGTCTCGACTTCGTCCTTGGCGCACTGCGCGAGTTGCCGGGTCGTGTTATCGATCATGGCGGGGCTCCTTAGCGGTTGAGGGCAGAGTGACAGGTGTCGTGGGAGTGGCGCTCCAGGCACGTCGTCATGGCCTGGTCGCGCATGTCGATCCGCGCCGCGACGAGCGTGATGCAAGCCACGAGCGCCGCGAGGATGACGCATTCGATAAATCTGGCGGGTCCGATCAACATGAGCCGCTTTCCCTTTTGCGGTTGAGGTAGTGGAGCGGGGCGCTCCCCATTGCCGGCCCGATCTGGACCGGCAAGGCGGGAACGTCACGCGGTCAGTCCCCTAGGTAGTAGAAGACATCTTCGCCGCTGGCGTAGATGCGACCGGACACGGTTCCAGCTTCGGAGAGGCGCTGCGCTTCGTCCCAGTCGATCCCCGCCACACCGCCGCCGGGGCAAAGGCCCTCTAACTCGCGCATGTCGCCTGCGACCATTTGGACGAATAGCGCGTTGCACTCGGTCGCGTCCCATGCGGCGATCTCTCCGGCTTCCCATGCGCCAAAGCCGCGCACATGGTCCCTGAACACGTCCAGGTCGTCGTCCGAGAGGATAGGCCGCTCGGCCGCTTCGGCCTTGGCGTTCGCCCATGTTTCAGGGCCGGCATTCTGGCCGCGCTCGGCGCGCGACGCGGAAAAATCAAACATCTCGCCTTCGGTCGCAAGCTTGGTCACGTTTATCTCGGCCATGGGTCTAGCTCCTTTGAGTGTGAAGCGGGGCGCTTCCTACTAGGGCCAGCGACGGCCCTAGGGTGGAAACGTCAGACTGCCTGATAGACCGTGAAGCCAGCGTCGCGCACCGCGTCGTCCCAACGCTTGCCACCATCTATCGACGCGGCTTTGAGAAAGGCCTCTTGATCGGATCGCGTCGCCGCTCCCGCCTTATCGTAAAGCGTCCAGTCCGCCTTGCGTGCCGCGCTGGCCACGCTGGCGCTGTCTTTGTCGTATCCGCCCCCGTTGGCGACGCCCTTGACCATCGGCACGCCAAGCCAGTGAACGAAGGCAGTAGTGCGGAGACCCGACGCGCTGCGCTTGATCGCGACCTTGGCGACGCAATCGCCGTTGCGCGGGTTGATGACGACATAAGCCGCGACGTGAGAGAAAGCGGCGTCGAATTGATTGTAGATAGCGGCGGGGTCGAGCTTAGCCATGGTGATAACTCCTGTTTGCTGAAGCGGGCGCTTCGGATTGCCGGCTGCGAGCCGGCAAGGTCGAAACGTCAGCGCTGGCCGTATGAGACGAGCACGGCCATTTCGGCCCGCAGCGCCACAAGCGACGCAAGCGTCTGTTTGTGCCACTCACGGCCGCGCAAGCCGCGATAGCGCAGCGAGTTCCAGCGACGCCAATACTCGCGCTTGGCGTGATAGAGGCCCATCGGGCCGGCGATGCGCGCGAGCCCGTTAGGCGACGCCGCGTAACCGTGCCGGAAAACGATTGCGTCTTTATGCTCGGCCCAAAACATTTGTTCCGCGCATGCCGCGCCGACGCGATGCGACCGCGCCAAGCGCTGGTCGCGCACGCAAGCCCGGCATGCGGAATACCACTTCTTGAACTCGACCTTGGCGGATGTCGTGCGCGCGGCGAACTCGTCTTCGCTTAACGCGACATCGACGCGGACGACCTGCTGACCGATCCCCATCGCCATCGCTTGCGACAGCGCGTCGTCTTCGTCGCGAGCCGTGACCGGAATTGCCTGCTTCGTCGATGTGATAAGGTAGTGGGTGGTCATGTCCGTATCTCCCAGTTAGCAGCCTATCGAGCCCTTTACCTAAACCTAGGCAAACAGGCTGTCAAGCGTGTTGCAAACAAAAGTTATCAATTCCACGCTTCCCAGGGAAACAAGCCGGTTTCAAGCACGCTGACAACGTCGCTGAACAGCAGCCCAACGCTAGAGGTGGTGACGATTGATCCACGGAAGCCCGACAAGCGCAGGCCGGTGACTGGCGAGCCGGCCGCGTAGCGCGCGGTGCGGTCGGCAGTAAAGCCGCGATCCGTGGCCCACACGAGCACGCCGCCGTCTAGAGCGAAGCGCGAGCGGATCACGGCGCGCCATTGGTCAAGGTCGTGCTCGGGAGGCAGTGAGGGGACTAGCGTGGCGTCGATTTGCCAAGCCCATTCTCCAGCGTGCTCTAGCGCGAACGCGACATCGGCCGTCAGGAGCGTGTAACCTGAAACAGTTATTAGCGCGCCGCGTCCGATCACGGCTTTGCCGCCTGCTGGTGATCCCCATGGCGCGCGCTTGGCGTTGCGCGATCTTACGGTGTTGACGGGTTGCCAGCAAACGCGACCGTCACGCATGGCGAACAGGTCGAGCAAATCGGGTGGAATGTCTGACATAACGGCTTTGGTCGCATACATTGTGATAACTCCAGTTAGCCTAGGTATTAGACCCAGGTTATTACTAGTCAGGTTTGGAAGTCAATTCCCGTATAAGGCAAGCCGGCAAATCCGGCTATTTGCCGGGTTATGCGACAACCTAGCGTGTAGGGATAAGAGCACGGCTCTAGCCGGCTCTTGCCTTGCGCTACGGTGTCGCTGTGGGTTGGGTGATCAAGGCGGGTTTTGGCTGTTCACTGATAGGCTATGTCGGTGGATCGCTAGGCTTAGGGCTAGGTGTAGGCGTTGCCACGCGCTCCAGCGTCACAGATGCCTTGCGTGGATCGCCGGGCCTTAGTCAACGCTTCACCGTGCTAACTATTCATTGCAGCAGTGAACTATTGTTAGCACGCTGAATGCCTAGGCAAATCAATGACTTAGCAGCTCGGTCGAACCGCGCGCACTGCTAACTCATGCGAAAACTTGAGTTTGCAGCCTGCCAACTTAGGGGCCGGGGGAGCCCCCAAACGATTTGCACAGCGCGGCGCGGGGCTAGACACGCTATTTTCCGGGACATCCGCACCAGCTAACTTTTGTTTTCAGCTACACGCCCGCAACAACTGTTACAGCCGGCCCGCCCGGCCCTCGCCCTAGCCAGCGAACTACAGTTCGCAGAAGCACCGACACACTGAACTGCTAACTTATGTTCCGTGAGTTGCGTCCAGGCCGCCGGGCTACCCGGTGATCCGTCCATTCGCCCGGCCCTTGACAAGGCCGAACCCCGATGGCTATCTGCCCCCGAACAGGAGAAGCGCCATGCCCGGTGACCCGAAGGCTTCAGAGCAGGTGACGCACGACATGCGGTCGAGTGTCCCGCTTCGTTCGGTCTGGCGCGCCCGCTACCGGGTCGGCGCTGGCTCCGAGCAGTTCACCGCGTGGACCGCCATCGGCGAGATGCTGAGCGTGCCGGCCGACGCGGAATATCTCGGGGCCGAGTTCGACGGCGAAATCATCTCTGGCGGGCCGTGGCTCGGGATCGGCGGGGGGCCGCGAACCTGATGCCAAGCGACGCCCGCCTCCCCAACGCCCTGCCGGGTCCGCTGTCGCGGCCGGGTAGCGCACAAGGCAAGATCAAGCTGCCCGCGCCGCTCGCGGCCGGCATCCTGCCGCCGGACGATAGCCGGATGTGGCTGTTCGTGCCCAAGGCGGTGCAGCAGGGCGAGAGCTTCATCCAGGACGACACCCGCGACTGGTTCGACGAGCGCGAACGCAAGGTCGTGATCTGCCGGGACTACCCCGACCATCCCCGTTGGCTGATCGCTGCGGCGAACGGCATCCGCGCCAAGATGCACAACGCGCACATCGTCGCCGAGGTGCACATGCTGGCGCGGCTCCATGCCGGCAAGTCGGACTATCCCGACTGGGTGCCGGCGCGGATGACGGTCAAGCAGCAGCAGGCCGATCTCGCGTTCCGCCTGTCCAAGGTGGCGCGGGAGACCTTCGTCAAGGAAGGCAAGGCCGCGATGGAAGCCTTCGCTGCGAAAGCGCCGGGGCAATACATCAAGACCATGATGGCGACCTTCATCCCGAAGAAGATCGAAAGCGACGTGACGATCCGGCCCGGCGAGGTCATCGACCCAGAAGCCGCCGATCAAATCCTGGCGGCCCTGAACGAGGAGTTGAAGCGCCGCGCCGAGGAAGCCAAGGTGGTCGCGACGACCAACGTGCTCGACTACGAGGACATCGACGTGGCCGAGGCGATCCAGGGGGCGGCGACCGCCTTCGAGCGGGCGACCGTCGTGAGCCCGACCGAGCGCGTCGGCGATCTGCGGATGCCCGCCAGTGTTCACCTGACGGACGGCCTGAAGCGTGTCGTGGACCTGGAGGCCGACGTGCCTTCCGAGACGGAGTGGGATTGATGGAGCGACCTGTCGTGAGTTCGGGTATCTGGCGCGGCATGGCCTGGGCCATCGTCCCGGCGCTGCTGGTCTACGGGGTTGTGATCTGGCTGGGAGTGAAGCTGTGGCACACTTTCGCAAGTTTGCACTGATCTACGGCCTGGCGGTCTGGACCGTCATCGGCATGTTCACCATGGGCGGCAGGACGATCAGTTCCTCGCCCGAGTTCGCACGGAGCACGAGATGAACGACATTCTGAAGCGGGTCCAAGCCGGGGTCGCGGCCCGGCGGCCCGAAGCCCGCAAGCTCGACGCGACCGATCGCAAGGAGGCCACCTACTCGGCCGACGCCGCCAAGGCGCGCGAGATCGTGCGCGAGTTGCGATCCGGCGACCTGCATCTGATCGCGGCGTGCATCGCCAAGGTCACGGCCGACATGAAGGCCAAGCACGGGCTGGAGGAAGCGGTCGAGCGCTTCATGGCCGCCAACATCGCCTACATGCGCGAGGAAGGCCAAGACCTGAACCGGATCGTCGGCTGGATGGGTGTCGGCCATGGCCGCATGCCCGAACTGCCGGAAGGCTCGCCGGACTACAAGGTCGAGTTCGCCCGCGCCTGGAACGTCATGCTGTCGGCCGTCAACGAGGCCACGAAGGTCGGCGTGCACAAGCCGCACCGCGAGCACCCGATCATGCTCATGGCAGACCTGGAGGTGCCGAACAACACGGCGCGGATCATCACCCCCGAGCATATCGAGTGGAACTGATGGCTGAAGCAGGGGAGCCAGAAAGCCGGCGTGCCACGCACGGCAACTTCGAGCAGATGGCGCAGACGGCCGACGACCTGACGAGAGCGTTTTACAACGACAGGTGCACGAAGCTGAACCCTCAACAGCGTGTCGCGGTTAACCAGATACTGGTTAAGCTGGCGCGCATCTCTACCGGCGATCCAAATCACAGAGACCACTGGGACGACATCGCCGGCTACGCGAGCCTGGTAGCGAAGGACTTGCCGTGAGCATCGAACACCTCCGCAACCTGTCGGACGACGAGCTTCAGGCGCTCGTGCAGCGGGTCAACGCCGCGAAGCAGGAGCAGGCGAAGTTCGCCAAGCTGTCCGACTATCGGCCCTACCCGAAGCAGGTGCTGTTCCACGAGATGGGCGCGAAGTATCGCGAGCGCCTGTTCTCGGCCGGCAACCAGCTAGGCAAGACCTACTCGGGCGCAGCGGAGATGGCCTTCCACCTGACCGGCCGGTATCCGCCCGGCTGGAAGGGCCGGATGTGGTCGCGGCCGACCGCCTGGCTTGCGGGCTCCGAGAGCGGCGAGCTAACCCGAGACGGCATGCAGCGCCTGCTCGTGGGGCCGCCGTCAATCGAGGAACTGTGGGGCACGGGGCTGATCCCGCGCGAGTGCATCGCGCAGCAGCCGAAGCGCCGGGCCGGCGTCAAGGACGCCATCGACGCGGTCGTGGTCAACCACATCCAGGGCGGCCAGTCGATCCTCCAGTTCAAGAGCTTCGACCAGGGCCGCGCGAAGTGGCAGGCCTCGACCGTGGACGGCGTCTGGCTCGACGAGGAGCCGCCCTATGACGTTTACGAGGAAGCCGTCACCCGAACCAACGCGACCGATGGCATGGTCTACATCACCTTCACGCCGCTGAAGGGTATGTCCCAGGTCGTGATGAAGTTCTTCCAGAACCCCGGCAATGACCGCGTCGTGGTTCAGATGACCATCGAAGACGTGGGGCACTATAGCGATGCGCAGAAGGCTCGAATTATTGCGTCATACGATGATGCAACCCGTGACGCCCGCACGAAAGGCATACCAGTCCTCGGATCAGGTCGTGTCTTCAACATCTCCGAAGACCGGATCAAGATCGACCCCATTCAAATTCCCGACCATTGGGCTCGTCTCGGTGGAATGGACTTCGGCTGGGACCATCCTTTCGCGGCCGTCGAGATCGCCTGGGACCGCGACACCGACACGATCTACCTGACCCGCGAGTATCGCGAGCGCAAGCAGACCCCGTTGGTGCACGGCGCGACCCTGAAGCAGTGGGGCGCTCGCCTGCCCTGGATGTGGCCTCACGACGGCAACCAGCACGACAAGGGCTCGGGGCTCCAGTTGGCGAAGCAGTATCGCGCGGCCGGGCTGAACACGCACGAGAGCCACGTCACCTTCGAGGACGGATCGGTCGGCGTCGAGGCCGGGATCATGGACATGCTGACCCGCATGAACGAGGGCCGCTGGAAGGTCTTCAGCACCTGCACGATGTGGTTTGAGGAGTTCAACATCTACCACCGCAAGGACGGCGTGCTGGTTAAACTGGCAGACGACTTGATATCGGCGAGCCGCTACGCGATGATGGGCCGCAGATTTGGTCGCACCATGAACCGTCGTGTCTCCTGGGGAGGTGACTTCAGGCCCCCTATCATGGTAGCCGCTGGCACAGGCGAAGTGAAGCTCTAGAGGAGATACGACCATGGCTGGACTTATGGGCGGCGGCGGACCGAAGGCTCCACCTCCTGTCGCACCGCCTCCGCAGATCGACGACGCCACGTCGAAGATCAACGCCGAGGACGCCGCCGCGCGCAAGCAGGGCCGGCGCACCACGATCCTGACGAGCGATAGCGGCCTTCCGAACCTCGGCACCACGACCAGGACTGGACAGTAAGATCATGGCCGGCGAGGAGCTTGCGAAGACGCTGAACGACCGGCTGAAGCGGCTCCAGTCGGATCGTGTGAACTTCAACTCGACCTGGGAGCGCATCGCCCGCGTCGTGCTCCCGACGAGCATCGGGTTCACCACGTCCTATGCGCCGGGCACGAACCTGAACCAGGAAATCTTCGACAGCACGGCGCAGATGGCGCTCCCGCGCTTCGCCGCAGCCATCGACACGCTGATCACGCCACAGACCAGCAAATGGTCCCTGCTGACCCCGAAGAACCGCGCGCTCAACCGCAACCCGAACATCCAGCGGTTCTGCATGGGGCTGAACGATCTGCTGTTCAGCGTGCGCTACGCGCCCCGCGCCAACTTCGCCAGCCGGGCCTATGAGACCTACATGGGGCTTGGGGCCTTCGGCAACGGCGCGCTCTACATCCACGACGCCAAGCCGGGCATCCGCTACGTCTCGATCCACCTCTCGGAGGTCTGGTTCGACGAGGACCACAACGGGATGATCGACACCGCGTTTTGGGTGCACGAATATACCCTGCGCCAGGCGGTCCAGCGCTTCGGCAACGGTCTGCCCGAGAAGATGCGCAAGGACGCCGAGAGCGCGCCGGACAAGAAGGTCAAGTTCTGCAAGGCCGTCTACCCGCGCACCGAGCGCGACCCGCGCAGCAAGCAGAACAAGAACATGCCGTTCGCCTCGGTGACGTTCATCGTCGGCGAGGACTGCATCGTCGAGGAGACCGGCTACCGCGTCTTCCCGTTCGCCGTCGCCCGCTACGTCACCGCGCCCCGTGAAATCTACGCACGCGGCCCGGCGCAGGACGCCCTGTCGGACATCCTGACGCTCCAAGAGATGGCGAAGACCAGCCTGCGCTACGGCCAGCTTGTGACCGACCCGACGTGGATGGCGGTCGATGCCGACAGCCTCGATCCGTTCGCCGTGCGGCCAGGCGCGATCAACTACGGCTACCTGTCGCCGGACGGCGTGGACCGGATCAAGCCGCTGCGTCCGCAGGGCGAGACCGGCTTCACGCTGGAACTCATGAACCAGCGCCGGCAGGCGATCAACGGGGCCTTCCTGATCAACCTGTTCCAGGTGCTGATCGACCAGCAGGGCGACCGCAAGACCGCGACCGAGGTGATGCAGCTTGTCCAGGAGAAGGGCGCGCTGCTCGGGCCTGTCGGTGGCCGCCTGCGCACCGAGTTCCTGGGCGCGATCATCGAGCGCGAACTGGACATCCTGTTCCACGCCGGGGCGGTCCCGGCCGAGAGCGTGCCGCGCGAACTGCTCGACGACGGCGGCATGGACATCGAGTTCGACAGCCCGCTCACCCGCGCGATCAAGGCCGAGGAGGGCGTCGGCATCCTGCGCACGCTGGAGAGCGCGGTGCAGCTTGCGCAGTTCGACCAGAAGATCGCGCGCCGGGTCAACTCGGGCCGCGTGCTGGAGCGCCTGACCGACATCAACGGCGCGCCGCCGGACATCCTCTACAGCGAGGAGGAGGTCGCCGAGCAGGACCAGGCAGACGAGATGGCGATGCAGGCGAAGCAGCTTTCGGAAGCCTTGCCCGACATCGCCAAGGCGACTAAGGACTTCGCGCAGGCCAGGCAGATCGGGGCGCAGGCCCCGGCCGGCTCGACGACAGGGATCATCTGATGGACGCCTTGTATCCCGAAGGATCGGTGGCTCGGAAGGAGCACGGCCCGCTGGAGAGCGCCATCGCTGACGCGGTGAAGCACACCCCGGCGGTCGTCGTGGTCTCGGTCGAGGCTGACGGCACCGTGACATTCGGCTATCACATCTTGAACAGCGCACCCACTGATGTGCTAATGCGCTTGATGTGCGGAACGCAGAGTGCTCTGGAATTGCTAGGCCAGATGATTACGGCCCCCACAGACGAGAAGGTGCACTGACATGGCTGGCATGGGACGCGGCAAACACGATACCGGGCCGGCGGAAGACTACTTCCCCATCACGCCGGATGACGGGACCGATCTTGCCTACGAGACCCGCGAGATCATCGTCGCCGTGGGTGGAACGCTCGCGGTGCAGAAGCGCAACGGCGCTGCCGTCACGCTGACGCTTCCGGCCGGGCGCTTCGCGCTCGTCATCAAGCGCGTGCTCGCCGCCGGCACGTCGGCGACCGGCCTCACGGGTGTCGTGTGATTAGCGGGGCGTCCATCGGCATCGGCACCGGCGCTATTGTAGCGGGTGACGCCCATGGCACGGGTGGTAACCCCGCCGCCTGGGCTTCGTCTCCCGCCCCAAGCGGCTATCGCTGGGATTTCGTCACCTTCAACGGCGCCATGGCCACCCGCAGCGGTGAGCCCGTCGTGCATCTTGTGAGGGCCGCCTGATGGTCGAACTCGTCAACACGGGCGCGATCGGTCGCCGCCCCATTATCGCCGCCATCGGCTCGTCGAGCGTCGAACGGAGCTATGGCAAGTCCACCGGCAACGACACATCGCAGGCGAGCTGGAACGAAGTCGGGTGGGTCACCTGGGCCAATCGCCTGTCGCCGCAGGTCGAGTTCCGCCACTCGCATATCTTCGGCTATGGCGGTGAGGGCGGGCAGACATTTCTCGCCAATATCGGTCTGATCACCGGGGCCTCACCTCGTGCTGCCGCGTGCCTCGTCGGCATCAGTTCTAACGACGCCGGGTTCTCCAGCGAGCTTTCCTTTGCGGACTGGCTGACCGCGACGACGGGCTACTACCAGGGCATCATCGACGCGCTGAAGGCGGCCGGCATCCTTCCGATCCTCGTGATCCAGCACTTGCGGCGCGACTATACCGTGGGCTCCGCGACATGGGCACGCCAGGCGGCGCTGTTCTCGTGGGCACGGCGCGTCGGGCGCATCCAGGGCGGCGTCGAGGTCGTGGACCTGTCCTCCGCTCTCAGCGACAAGGCGTCCGTCAACAATGTGACGCCCGCCTCTCTGGTCAATGCCGACAACATCCACATGTCGCTGGAAGGGGCGTTTCGGGCCGGTGTCCTGATCGCATCGGTGCTGGTCCGCCTGTTCCCGACGCTTTCCTATGCTCCCATCGGTTCGCCGGGTGACATTTGGTCTGCAGAGAACCCTTACGGCTCTCTCGCCGCCAATCCGGGTATGCTGGGCACAGGCGGCTCGGGCGGATCGAACATCGCGGACAACTGGACGCTCGGGTCCATCCCTTCGGGCATGACCGTGACCCCGTCCAAGATCACGGACGCCGATACCGGGTGGGTTCGCCAGCGTCTCGTCATCAGCGGCACCGATGCGTCCGGCGGTTTCATTCTCCTGACCGGCTCCTTCATCAGCGGTGCCCTCGCATCGCTGGCGGCCGGCGAGCGGCTGGAGGCATTCTGCGACTACAAGGTCAGTGGCGCGATGACGGGCTTCCGGCAGGCCGGCATCCGCTTCACCCCGACCGACAGCGGCTATGGCGGGGCCAAGAACTTCCGCGACTGCTCGGTCAACAATGCGGCCACGGAACTCTGCGCCGTCGCTCACAGCGTCCGAAGCCGGACGCCGGCCTATACCGTCATCAATGCGCCATCGGCGGGCGCCTTCGTCTTCTCGATCGACCTCGTTTCGGGGCAAGCCAATGACTACACGGTCGACATCGGCCCCATCGGCGTCGTGAAGGTCTGAACCCACCACTCATTGCAAGGCAGATAAGTCCACATGAGCGTTCAACCGGGAACCAAGGCCAAGGTCCGCCAGCAGGCGCTGCGCCAGATGTGCTATGGACCGGATGGCGGACTGACGAAGAATGCTCGCCTGATCGCAGCGTATCTGCGGAAGGAGTGCAACGGCGACGGGCGTGAAGGCCCCCCGCTCGCCCGAGAGACCGGGGCAATCGACCCGGTCGCAGTGGGGGTCCAAATCGGAAGGCGGCAGGTCTTCGACATCCTGGCTCGCATGTTGAGCCTTGATCTCGGAACCATCCACAACCTGAAGGAAGACCTATGACTATCTATCAGCGAATGCTTCTGAGCGCCGGCATCCTGCGCGCACCGGAAGGCGGCAGCGGCTCGGGCGACGGAGGTGCCGGTGGCGCGGCCGGCGGAACGGGGGGCGCAGGCGACGGCGGGGCGGGTGGTGCCGGCGGCGCGGCCGGTGGCGCGGGCGGGGCCACCAACTGGTTTGAGAAGCTGACGGCCGACCCCGAGGCCAAGACCTGGGCCGAGAGCAAGGGCTGGACCAAGGACACGGACACCGGCATCGTCGCCGACAGCTACCGGAACCTGGAGAAGCTGTTCGGTGCGGACAAGGCTGGCCGCACGGTTCTGCTGCCGAAGGACGACACGGACAAGGCCGCGCTTGACGCGATCTACGACAAGCTCGGCAAGCCGAAGGAGGCCAAGGACTACGAGGTCGAGGTTCCCGAGGGCGCTGATCCGACGTTCATCAACACGGCGAAGGACTGGTTCCACAAGAACAACCTGACCAAGACGCAGGCGAAGGGCATCACCGATCTCTACAAGGCGGCCGAACTCGACGCCGTGAACGCGATGACCGAGCGCCACGCCACCGAGGTCGAGGGGCTTCAGACGGAGTGGGGGCAGAAGTTCGACGAGAAGGTCGAGGTCGGCAAGGCAGCGGTGAAGGCGGCCGGGCTCACCACGGAACACACCCTGGCAATCGAGAAGGCCCTTGGGCCGGCGAGCGCCGCCAAGATGTTCGAGTTCTTCGGCCGCAACTATGTCGAGGGCTCGCCCCCCGGCAACGAGCAGCGCACGACCCCGAGCTTCGCCAACATGAACCCGGCGCAGGCGTCGGCGAAGATCGACCAACTCTACCAGGACCCGAACTTCATGGCCCGCTACAACAACCAAGACCCGAAGATCCGAGCCTCGGCGATGGAGGAGATGGAGGCCCTGTCGAAGCTTGCGGTCAACGCGAAAGCGAGCTAACTTCTGTATGCCCTCCTTGGGCGTTTCCTCCCTAAACTCAGCCCCGCCCTAACCGGCGGGGCTTCTTTGTTGACAGGACTGCAAACTCAGAGTTACACATGCGTAAGCGTCGGGGTTGACGGGCCGCCACAGGCACAAGCCCCATGACCCGACAGCCCCGACAATTTGTCGGCCCGGCATTCCGCTGGACAACCGCGACACCTGGAAAACCATAACCCTTCGCGGGAGTTCACGATGTCCTTCACCGTCCAGCAGCACCATGTGTTGCAGTTTTCGCGCAACGTCGAGCACCTGCTTCAGCAGGGCGCACGCAAGCTCCCGATGTTCGTCGAGAGCGGTTCCTATACTGGCAAGGCCGGCTCGCCGGTTGACCAGGTCGGCACCATCGGCCGCATCCGCAACCGTGCCCGGCACACCGACACGCCGCACCTCTCGGTGCCTGGCGACCGGCGCTGGGTCTACCCGAACTCGATCACGTCCTCGACGCTGATCGACAACCTCGACGTGGTCCGCGTCCTGATCGACCTGAAGTCGGCCTACGCCACCGCCATCGCCAACTCCATCGGGCGCGGCGAGGACGACGAAATCGGGCAGGCGTTCTTCGCCCCGTCCGCTGTCGGCGAGCAGGGCCTGTCCACCATCGCCTTCCCCGCCAGCCAGCAGGTCGGCGTGAACGTCGGCGGCGCGAACTCGGGCCTGAACGTGCCCAAGCTCCGCACCGCGAAGCGACTGCTGATGGCGTCGGGTCTCGACCTGTCGCGTGAGCAGGCCTACATCGGGATCACGGCCGCCGAGCACGACAACCTGCTCGGCGAGCTTCAGGTCACGAACATGGACTACAACGACAAGCCGACCCTCGTGGACGGCCGTGTCACGACGTTCATGGGCTTCAACTTCGTGCACGTCGAATGGCAGGCGACGGAGACGGACGGCGTGTCGCCGACCTACCCGCTGTCGCTGCCCTACATCGCGCCGGGCGGCCTTGCCTCGACGACCCGTTACCTGCCGGTCTGGGTCCAGAGCGGCATGCACTTCGGCCGCTGGGGCTCCCTGGATAACCGCGTCGATCAACGGCCCGACAAGAACTACAACTGGCAAATCTGGTCCGAGGAGAGCGTCGGCGCGACGCGAACCCAGGAGAAGAAGATCGTTCAGATCGCCGTCAACAGCGCCTGATGGCGGGGGCGAAAGCCCCCACCTTCCCCTGAAAAACCTGATTTTGGAGAGCCACAATGGCAAAGTTCTTTTCCACCGAAACTCGTAGCTCGGGCGACGTTCCCGCGCGCCCGGCCGGCGATGCGGCCTACGGCGGCCGGGAGCGCTGCTTCCGCGCCACCGTCGCGCTCGACGTTCCCGCGCTGTCGTCCTCGTCCAACGGCGCGGTCATCGCCATCGCCGACACGATCTCCCTCGGCGTCCGCCCGGCGGGCACCCGCTTCCTCGGCGGCAAGATCACCTCGTCGGTCTCGCTGGGCACCTCGACCATCGCCATCGGCACTGCGGCGGCCCCCGCCAAGTATCGCGCGGCGGCGGTCCACACGGCGGTGGACACCCCCACGCTGTTCGGAACGGCCGCTGCGATGGCTGCGGTCGAGACCCAGGTGGACGAGGAGATCATCGCCACCATCGCGGTCGCGAACCTGCCGACCACGGCCGGCGCGCGCCTGGTCATTGACCTGGAGTTCGTCGCTCCCTAAGATCGACTGGCTGAGACGACTATACCGACGACGCGGCCGGGGCCGGGGTTAGCGCCCCGGCCCTTTCCACATCCAGAGGCTCGACATGCCACTCTCGCGCACGCAGGTCACGAACGACGGGCTCCGTCACATCTCGGCGAACCTGATCGCCGACCCCGACGAGGACACCGAGAGCGCCCGCCAGGCGAAGGGTGTCTACGAGCAGGTCGTCCGCTCCGAGCTTGAAGCGCATGCCTGGTTCTTCGCCAAGAAGCAGGCGATCCTGCCGCAGAATGGCGAGCCGCCGCTGTTCCGGTTCCAGCGCGCCTACAACCTGCCGCCTGACTTCATCCGGCTCGTCGAGCTTGACGACAAGTGGGTGTTCAGCGTGATCCGTGGGATCGACGTTAACCCGATCCCGCCCTACGAGATGCACGGCCGCGCGATCCTGACCGATCTCGCCGCGCCGCTGCGGATCACCTACCTGCGCGACGTGGTGACGGACCCGACCCTGTGGACCCCGCTGTTTGCGAACTGCGTCTCGGCCGCGCTCGCAATCCGGCTCGCGATGCCGCTGACCAAGTCAGAGGGCATGGTCAGCCTGGCGTCCAAGATTTACGGAAGTGAACTGACGCGGGCGAAAAGGTCTAACGCGATCCAGATGCCCACCGCGCAAATCCCTGACGGCTCCTGGATCACGGCGAGGGTCTACTAATGCCGCGCGCTCGCCCGATTACGACTTCGTTCAACGGTGGCGAACTGTCGCCGTTGCTCGACGGCCGCGTGGACCAGGACAAATACTTCACCGGCTGCAAGACGCTCCTGAACTTCATCCCGACCGTCCAAGGGCCGGCGCGGCGGCGCGGCGGCACGCGCCACGTCGGCATGGTCAAGGACAGCGCCCGCCGGACCTGGCTGGCCGACTTCGTCTTCTCCATCGGCCAGTCCTATGTGCTGGAGTTCGGCCACCTCTATGTGCGGTTCTGGACGAACCGGGGCCAGCTTCTGAGCGGCCCGACGCCCTACGAGGTGGTGTCGCCCTATATCGAGGCCGACCTGATCACGAACGAAGGCACCTTCGCGCTGCGCACGCTTCAGTCTGGCGACGTGATGTGGCTCGTCCACGCCGAGGGCAAGTATCCGCCCTACAAGCTCTCGCGGCTCGGGGCCACGAACTGGACGCTTCTGCCCGAGGAGTTCAAGGACGGCCCGTTCCGTGACGTGAACACCGACAACGCGCTGACCATGCAGGCCAGCGCCACGAACGGGTCCGTGACCGTCACCG